CGCCGCGCTGATAGCCCATACGATCAGCGTTGTCGGTCATTGGCAAAACAGTGCCGCGCGTCGAATAGCCGGCAATAGAAAATTGCTCGCCGGTTTTCGCAAATTTTTCATAAAGTCGCAAAATTTTCGCGTTGATTCCCTCGTAAAAAGAAACCCAAGCTACGTTTTGGTTTTCAATGTGGCGCTGCGTCGGCGTGAAATACATGCCGAGTGCGTCACCAGACGTGTTCGCGCCGGCAAGTTCGCCCATCGCTGCCTGAGAAAAACCGGACACGCGCATCATATCTTCGCGCAGATCGGCCGCGTGCTCGTTGAGCAGCTTCACATCGTTGAGCTGCAAAAGGCCGAGCTCGCCGCCCTGTTTCAAACCGATGAAACCGCCGTTTTTCATCCCGTTTTTTACGTCATCGAGTTGCTTCGAAATAATGCCGCGCCCCCAAATCACCGGTGACGACATACGCGAAACAATATTGTCGCGTCGCTGTAAGGTCAGATTAAGATTGGCTTGCAAATTCACCATCGGATTGAGATAAAAAGCGCCGCGCCCCTTTGCGTCGCCGTCTTCGAACGGCATGCAAAGGTCGATCGGTATTCCGCCCATCATGTGTTCGTGCGGCTCCTCGATCAGCTTGTCGCCGACCCATGCAATGCGCAGTTTTTCATCCCAGCGGATCGCCATCAGGAACCAGTCCTTGCCGTCGATCTGCTTCAAAAACGTGTCAGCAAGCGCAGAAGTAGAAATCGGCTGCGTCGTTGGCTGCACGCCGTAGCGCTCCATCGCCTCGTCGGCAGTGATAGGGTAAACAGCCCAAAAAGCCGTCACGCGGCGATCGTTGCCGTTCGAAATCTGCCAATAACAGTAACGCGGATCGTAACGACGCACAAAAGCGCATCGATTCTCGATGTCAAAGCCGGTTTCGGCCACAGCGGCCGAAAAAATCGTGCCGTCATACGCCCATTTACGCTGTAAATTACGACCGCCGGATTTTCGCCAAACGCCCAAAAGGATTTTTTCGCGGATCGAGGCCGCCTGTCGCTGATCGGCAGTTGCGCCGGTCGTCGGCACTTTGATCGTCGGAAACGCCGACGTAAAATGGATGTTCTTATCGGCATAAACGCGCAAAAGATTGTTCGACAAATCGGTCGTATTGCGGCGTTGGCCGGACTTACTAGGGTAAAAAGCCGAGTACAAATAAAAATTCCGCGATTGATCCATGCTCGCGTGGTAGTCGGTGTTATTGGTGATAACGTCTTCGAGCTCCTTGTTGAGCTTGGTCAGATCAGCAAAATTTTGATTCACGCTACAACCGGCCTTTCTACAAATTGCACATCAGACACAAAGCCCAAAACGACATCTTCGATTTCATGGAACTGTGATACTGCTAGTGCATTTGCCATTACTGTGTCTTGTACGATGTCCTTATCATCCCAGATGTACCGTTGGTGCTCCCTAAACAATATTGGTATTTTAGGAATTTTTACCGTTCGAAAATCGAACGCATGATGCATACGTTGGATTATATTTTCCTTGAGGCCTTTTGTAAAGTAAAATGGTTCGCTTATTCCCTCCAACGCTTCGGAAGTCGGATCGCCAACACCGGTGCCGTCATGCTTCGCCTCAGCGTCCCAGAATTCAATGTGGTCAATGATCGTTTTTTGGATTTCATCCCACGATGCCGAACCAGCCTCAATGTACTTAAAATCGACCATCCGCGCCGGCCGGACGGTCGTGTCGTAGGTGATGATCACCGTCGGGTCGTTCTTGCGGCCGAGATCGATCCCACAGGCATACTGGTGAAAATCCTCTTTTGGCATCGTCCACCACTCAGTCACGACGCCGTTTTCGTCTTCAGCCAATTTCAAATAGTTGCGCTCAAAGACTTTTTCGAGCGTGCGCGTAGAGAACACAGTGCCGACGTTGGCATCGAATGCGCCCTCAAATTCCTGCCGCCATTGCAAATCAGTTTTGCCGGCGCGGTTGATTTTGTACCATCGTCCGGTTTTGGCCTGATCAATCCATTTTTGGCGCTCGCGCTTGTCTTCGCCAGCAGCGATCATATCAGCATAAAACGGATTATAGTCGGGAACATCCCACCAACCATAGTTAAAAATCGTGAATCCCATGTGGCCGGGCTCTTCAAAAATGCGCGCGAACAGATTTGCGCGGCCTTTCGGTGTCGAAATCACCGTGGCGCGGCCATTTGTGCGGGCAAGGGCAGGGGATGCGGCCTGCCAAATGTCATCCGCATATTGCTGGAAAGCGGCCTCGTCCAAAATCAAATGGGTCGCAGAAAACGATCGGCCGGCTTCCGCGCCGGCGGCCAACGAAACGACCGTCGATCCGATTTCGTTCGTAGTGACGCGCTCGTTTTCTTTAATCAACGCCGGAAAATTCGGATCTTTGTCTTTTACAGATCGCAAAACCTGATAAACATATTTGTGAAAGTTGACCGCTGCATCCTTGTCTTTCGAAATAATGACTATTTGAGCGCCCGGGACGTTGCAAAACTCCCAAGCAACCTCGGCCGCCGCAATCGTTGAAATACCGCACTGGCGGGGCTTGTTGATCGCGCGGAATAAATCGCGGCAACGGATAAAATCCTGCTGGAATGGATACGGCTCAAGCGGAATATAGCCTTTGCCCGGAAAAAGGATCGTTGGCTCATACTCAAGAATCCATGCTAATGGGTTCGATTTCGCTGTCTTCCGACGCTGCTCCTGAGTTCCGGTTTTCTTCCACTCCTCCACCGTCCAATACTTCGGCATGTCGCCATTCTCCCTTGTTTATCTGCTCCATAAGGTCGCCCAATTTTTCGATCGTAGCAAAATAAACGGTCGCATTAAATTGCGCCGGATTTGATTTTTGCTGTTTTTCCATGCGCTCAAGCGCCACCTGTAATTTGTGGGCTTTCCAGTGCAGAGGATTGTTAGCAATAAAAAGTGGTGCCGATTCATCGACCCATAGGGCATTAAGCTCACGGCCTGATAGGTCGAATAGTGCTTTTTGCTCAATCGGTGTTTCGGTTTCCACTGCCATATTTCGAATTATAACACAATCTTTTTAATGGAAAATCCCAAAAAATTTTGTGTGAGCACCAAGTACAGAGCAGAGAGAAACAAAAGGGAAGGTAGGGTCACATTGAAATGAGAGTGATGATGTGAGGGGGGGTTCAATCCACGCACACGTAGAGACTAAGCAAGTGCTGAGAGGTTTCACATCTGTTAGCTGTTTAAAGTTGAGTGGCCGCAATAGCGGGTATTACCCCATCGAACGTGGTCACAGGCAAATAGATCCACGCCCTCGCGTGATCTCTTGACAGCTGGTCATTACCAGTAAGGAATAAGTTTGGTTGGCTATCATAGTAATACAATAATCCTGACAGTCTGTCTATACCTCTGAGTTGTTACGATTGAACCTTGGCATGAATGCATCCTCATGCTTGTTGATCGCCTTGTTTATTTGGAAATGAAATAGCGCAGCTGGATTGCGACCATTCTTGATTGCGAGATCAGCCTGCGCCATTACAAAGCCTGTGCCAAGCTTGTGCATCACACCGCACCACCATGCTTGGTACTGAGTATTCGTGATGAGTTCCATCCTTAAAAGGTCTTCATAACATTTGTCGATGTGAATATTTTTCAGGTATTTAGCTTCGCGTCGTATCTGTTTGTCATCTATTGCCAATTTGTCTGTTGACTTTGTGCCTTTGATGCCGTATTCTTTCAACTTGTCATTTTGTCCTTTTGTCTTGTTGTATTTCTTTTGGTTCTTTTCTTTGTGGAAAACTTCCCCGATACTCTCTACCTTGCCCGTTGATGTGCGCATATTCAGTGCTTGCCCTTTCATAGATTTTTGATTCGTGTCCCCAATATAGCACGCAAAATCATATAAAAAAATACTTGCAATAATGTAACATATGATGTAACATTAGAGGTGACAAACTAACAAAGGAGCATGTCATGGAATCAGTGCAAGGTATCATGTGTCCGGTCGATCCGGCCGAACGCGAACAGTGCGAGGGCTGCCAATAATGGAAAGCAACTACATCGTCGTATTCAACGATCGTAAAAAAGGCGAGCTCGCTGCAAGTCAGCTATGCGCAGCCATCGACAGCGGCGCTCTAATCGTGTCTGCGGTCGCAACACGAGATTCAGTCCATTATTTGGTCGCACACGTCTCAAACGAGCCGCAAATGGCCTTAAACGCTGAAGATCGGCAGATCATCCGCGACAATCTCGACGTGGAGGACAAACTCGATGAAGAAAATCGTCAATAAGCCGCAGCATTTTTTCACTAAAGAACTGAAAAAGTTTCGTGACGATCGAGACTGGACGCAGCAGCAGCTCGCCGAGTTTCTAACGTTACAACTAGGCGAAAAAATCGGACGTGTTACAGTAGCATTATGGGAAAGTCAAGATCGTGGGGTCGATGGCGAAAAAGCAATCGCGATCGCATGGGCGCTCAAGATCGAACCAGCTGAGTTATTGGAGCGCAAAGGTGGCGAATAGAGCACAGATGGTGGTCAACGCGCAGCTGCGCAAGATCAACCAAAAGCCT